TATTGGGGATTGTAGTATCATATTTAATAAATAGTTACTTTATAATCATTTAGTGTAAGAAACTAAAAGGACATTTACCTTTAGGTTTTTCTTCTCTAAACTCATCTAACTGTCTTTGATAATCTCCTAAAAAACTCTTTCTCATTTTTTTATCAAGTTTTACTTTAGAGTGCGGTAAAATACCAGAAGGCATATAAATATAAGCTAAAACAGTGCCGTGTTTAATCTTTATAGTATCTCCGTTATCCATATCTAGTTTAGTCATATCAACAAATATATTAAGATTTAAATCTAAAGGATTAGCTGATGTTAGAGTGGAGATACCTGTGGGTGCATAAAAAATAGATCTAGGATTATGATAATAAGCAGGTATATGCATTATATTACACTCTCCTTTATTTACACCTATTTGTAATCCTGACATTATTTTTATATTCTGTAAGCTTTTATCCCATAATGGTCCCATTTGTGTTCCTCCCATTTCAGGTGGTACAGCAGTATGTGAAGATATATTAACCCATCCATCTTCTGTTTGAACTACATCCATACCTTGTTTAGAAAACTTAAATATTAAATCACATGGAGCAATAAAAGCATATGAGTTTTTAAATAACTCTATAAAAGATGGGCATGTTCTAACGTTAGGATATTGTTGTAGATAATCTTTAGTTTGTTTAAGTGTTTTAAACCAATCAGGCATAACACTAACTAAAGGAACTAAATAATCGTCTAAACTTTTTCCTCCGTCGTTATTAAATGTAACATTAGAAGATCGTTTAGGTATAAAATCCCAGACTAACTTTTGTTTTTTCTTTTTGTTGAACATACTACAGGTTTTACTATAATATAATAAAAACTTATCGTACAAACAACTTTTTATGAATAAGGTGGGTGTTGGTTGTTACCTGTATGTACCCAGGCACCGTTTTCTTCATCCCATGTATAGATAAAGTTTACATCAGGGTACTCTACTGGAGCTACCCATGTATCGAGTTCTTCGTTTAATATCCAACTTGGAAAAGGTTTTTCTATACTTGGCATAATATTAGTTTAAAAGTATTCTATTCTAGTTATTCTTACTCTACTACTTGATGCGTTACCCAGACTTGTAGCTACAGTTGAATCTTGCGGAAAATTTACTGGTATCTGAGCTCCTGAAGTATACGCAACTGAAGGGCTACTTCCTCCTGTAATAATAGATGTACCAGTTGGATTACTCCCGTTATGTCCAGTCGTTACAGAAAAAGCCATATAAGATCCTACTCCGGCCGTAGTTGTATAATCAACTTCTACATAAGTTTTTCCAGTTAATGCTAGAGTAGTATTAGTTGTAAATCCTCCTCCTCCCCACCAAGGAGCATATATTTCCATATAAGAAGCACCTAAAGTTCCTGAACCGTTGGCTGAACCACAAAAACACTGATCATAAGTCCATCCTGTTGTTTGACCTGCAGTATAAGCTAGTACTGTTCCTGTAGCGGTAGCAACACTTACTGTTGTACCTACTGATTCTCCTTTATACCCTATTGCAAAAGAAGTTATGTAGTATGTAGTAGCCCCTGTTAATCCTGTTGCATTATATGAAAATGTGCCAATACTTTGTGTACCGGCTATTGTATGTTTAGTATTATTAGAGTAGGTAGAATCAGTTCCTATATAAAAACCTCTACTTACTGTAACTCCTCCTGCTCCTGTATCTGTTATTTCTCCATTAGCAGTAAAAGTTTCCGCTTCAACTAAAGTAGTTGTACTGGTAGTAACAGAAGGTAGACCAAATATAGATCCAAAAAGTATTCCTTGATTCATTTATGATGCTATTTGTGATATAGTATACCAAAACTCAGTTGGTGCTACACATGTTAGTTGTATAAAGTTTTTTGCTGATGAAGTATCATTGTATGTACCTGCTACTTGATTAAAAGTTCCTGAAGATCCTCCGACAGTAAAGCTTAATCCGTATGAACTTATACCTGTACCAGTTGGTCCTCCACTTAAATCACCAGGAGTCCCACTTCCATTAGATGTAATAATAAAACTAAAAGACATAGTAACTCCAGTAGAATCTCCAGCAGTAATATCAGCACCGTTAATATTTACATTACCATTGTTGCCAATAGTACCAAACGAAAAATCTGAGCTTGCATTTCCTACGTGAGGAGACCAATCAAAACCACTTGTGACTAAAACTAACTTATTTGCAGGGCTTCCAGAACTATTAGTAGCCGACCAGCTTGTCCAAGTAATACCGGAAAAATCTAGCGCACCACTTGATCCTCCTGCCCCAGTTACTAATATAAGCTTAGTTGAACCTACTCTTGGATTAGTAATATTTAGAGCTGTATTTTGATTAGGAGTTAATGAAAATACTTGAGCTGATGAACAATCCACATCTACTGAAGCTCCTGCTGTTAATGTAGAAGTTGTATTAAACTCTGCTGCTAGTTTAGCATTTGAAACAGTTCCATCTATAGGAGTAGCTCCGTTTGATAAATCATTACCGTTGACTAAAAGTGAACCAGACATTGATATTGAACCGGAAAATATTGGACTAGTATGTATCATTTTAAAAAGTTATTGTTAAAGGTATATCTAAGGTACCTGAATATTCAATACAGTTTTCGACTTTACCGAACTTATTGAAAAGTACTTCAGCAGGTGCTCCTTGTATACTTCTATTATTATCGTAGTTATTATTTCCTCCATCCCATACTGCTGAACCAGCTTGGTTTTTTAAGGCTGATTTTAATACTGCTGGTGTTATACCGGGATTAGCTTGTGCTATTAATGCTGCTACTCCACTTACTTGAGGTGTAGCCATTGATGTACCAGATATTGCTACTTGTTTGTAGCTATTGTTTAAGGGATAAGTATATCCTCCTATTTCGTTTGTATTTGATGAAGCTGCCATTATTGAGCTTCCGTGAGCCCATATATCTATTGCCGGTCCAGTTTCTGAGTATGTAGATTTCTGGTCTTGAGTAGAACTGTATGAGTTATTATCTAAAGAACCAACCATAATAGCTTTTTCTTGTGATGGGGATGAACCTTTATGGTAGTATTTTGTTCCGCTATCAGTAACTGCATAGTTGTCATAATCGGTACCTGATGTTAGATCTATCTTATGTCTTCTATTTCCTGCTGCTATACATACGAGTACTCCTTCATCAATAAGCTCTTCTACATCTGTATCTACTGAGGTTATTCTAGTGTTCGTAACATAAGTTCCAAACTGAGCTGAATAGTAATTTATTAATCCATAGTTACTTTCTCTTGATGTTGCAGTATTAATAGTTGAATCAGTATAAGAAGTACCTCTATAGTTTATAGAAGATACAGTTGAATATGTTGTTAAGTACCCCCAAGACATATTTACTATTGTTGGTCTTTTATAACCAGTTTTAGGGTCTATAGGTTTATTTCTATGCCAAAGTTTTATAGCATCATGTACATATGATGTAGATATTCCTGTTCCACTATCCCCTGATCCTTCTAATCCAGATACCTTAAGTGCATATATCCTTGCATTTTTAGCCCAACCAAATGTTTTACCAGCTACAGTAGAAGCCACATGAGTACCATGTCCATGATAATCTCTGTAATGATTTCCACTTTGAGCAAATCCTAATCCTGATGCTGAACCCCAATCTATTTGATGTAATCTAGAAACTCCATTGGCATCCTCCCATTCTGGATGATTAACTTCGATTCCACTATCTTGAATAACTACATCTACTCCAGTTCCATCTAGATTAAAAAGGTAGTCTTCTGAAAGTTCAGTTCCTGTTCCGTATGGATTATTTTTATATTTAGATCTAAGTAGAGCGTAGTTTGCATGTTCTTGAGTAGTACCTGGAGATTTAGTAAATGTTCCTGATTGTCTACCATTATGTCCAATGATTACATCATCTCTATTTTCTGGTGGAATCTCTACTTCTAATACATTGGGATGATTTCTTACCTCAGCTGCTTCTTCGTCTGTAAGATTATAATGAGTTTGTCTATAACTTCCTAATCTTGCATTAGCTATTTCTATTTCTCTATTAGGTATACCATCTTTATTGGTAATAGTAATCATATCATTACCAAACTGATCGTAATCAACTCCTTTTTTTAAAATAACATTATACTCTCTTTCCATATAATATAAATATTAACCATTTGGGTCTTCCCAAAGTAACGTATCTTTATTTAATATCCAACCCTCATAAGGAGAAGGAGGATAAAAACTACCTGAGTCATATATAAATCCATCACAAACATGCATATGAGAATGTTCTATCCAGTTACCTTCAGATACTGGTATACTATCTGATACTATATTCTGTATAACGTTACTTCCTGATATGTTAGCATAGTACCCCATTATTGAAATCCTCTTAAGTAAAGTTCTTGCCAATATTCATTAGATACATTTGAACCGTTTACAGTACATGTCATTCTCCAACTACTTGCATATGTAGAGGTATTATTAGTTATTACCTGCCACCAAGTTCTACCATCAATAGTTACAAATAAAGGAGAACCAGATGATTTATCTAGATTAGTTAAATAATCTGTCCATCCACCACCGCTGTTATACTCTAACTTCATAGTCATCATTTTAGTATACCCTGTCTGTATTCTAAACTCGTATAAAGCTGTAGGTACTGTGAAGGTCATAGTAGTACCATAACCTACGTGATTATCATTACCCATTGAAGCACAAAAAGTAGAAGAGGGTAAGCTATAGTTATCATCAAACGCATTGCTAGTATTAAAAATATATGTCCAGGCAGATGTACCTTGACCTAATGAAACCAAAGATGTACTATTTAACAGTACTAAATCATCTAAACTAGGTCCTGATGTATATATTTCGGTTCCTCCTTGGTATATTTTATCTACCTCAGAGTTACCTATATAATATTTAGAAACATTAGATTGACCAACTTTAAACGACATTATGATCTTATTATGTATAGTGTATTAGGATCAGCAGAAGAAGAAATAGCATTATATTCTGTTTGACTTCCTTGCCAAAAACTTATACTTCCACTGTTAGCATTTTGGTTATCAACTTTTGTTGATAAAGAACCTGTATTAGAGCTTAATGATGCTGATGTGGCAAGTTCTACCCATTGTCCTGCATGAGCAAAGTATCCTTGACCGGTACTATGTACGTGTGCAAACATTCCGTGATATGTAGATGCTGAAGGTAAATCTCCAGTTCCACCGTAAACATTTGCAAATAATACTTTATTACCGTTCATATCTAAATCAGAACTGGTTATCTGAGCTGAAGATGAAATAAATGATGGTTTGTTTAAAATATTATTAAACTCAACACTAGAAGCTACTGAACTCCCAGATACTAAATGACCTCCTTTAGCCACAACTACTCTTCCTGATCTTGGTGTATCAAAAGTTATTCTGACTGAACCACTAGATATTGTGTTAACCGATGATGGAATAATCATTTCATCGTCTGATGTGTATACGTTTACCAAGATATCCTTAGTATTAAATCCGTGGTTAACAGTTTTCGTAGCTGTATTACTAAAAGTATCAGTAATAGTAGAAGTTTCTGTTATATTAGTCGAACCACTTATTATATGACCAGCTTTACCTACTACTATTCTACCTGATCTATTTTGATCTAAAGTGACTAATACAGTATTTTCATTAGTAGTTTTTATTTCTGAAGGAATAATCTGAGTGTCATCGTCTAAATATACAGTAACAAATACATCTTTAGTATTAAAGTTATGTGATGTACTTATAACAGATGCATTAGTAAAGGTATCCGAAATAGTATTTTCACTTATAAGAGTAGCTCCTGTAACTAAATGACCTGCTTTAGCTATTACTACTCTACCTGATGTAGAAGTATTAAACTTTAAGGCTACTGCAGAGTTATTTAATACTTTTATTTCTTGAGGAAAAAACTGAGTGCCATCATTAAAATAGGTATTAATAAGTACCTGTTCAGTATTTAAGTTATGAGATGCGGTATATTCATTAGCATTAGTAAATGAAGCACTTATAATAGTACTTTCGAGCATAGTTACACCAGTCAGTCCTGATCCATCTCCAATAAAACTTCCTGATATATTACCTCCGCTTACGAATAAAGATCCTGTTACATCTGCAGATCCACTAAAAGGAAATCCTGATGAATCAGCGTTTAATGCAAAAGAGGCTGTAGTTGCTCTAGATGCAGATTGTACCGGTGTTGTACCGTCTAGTATGTTAGATATAGCTAAGTTAGATGAACCTGAGATTTCAGATTGAGTGTAGGTAACTATTCCTGTCAGGTTAGAACCGTCTCCATAAAATGAACCGGTAAAAGAGCCGGTTAGTTTTGAGTCAAAACCGGAGGCATCATATATTTTCATCTATAAAAAGTTTCTTTAGTATAAATAGATAAAAAAGAAGGTAGTAATATACTAGACATCACTACCTTTCTTCTGTTAGTTAAATCTCTTTTATGCTTGAGATTCTGACCATGTTATACGAGATGAAACGTTAAACGGTGATGTCGCATTAATACCTGACGTATCAACTAGATTAACCGCTACTGTTAACGTATCAGGCCCGTTCGGGAATGTTCCATCCCCTCCTAATATTGAGTTACCAAGGTCAATGATTGCTCCTAAACTCTGGTTAGATGTATTTGAACCACGTACACCATCACTGTTTACAGCACCACCAGAAGCTCTGTACTGGAAGATTTGTGTTCCTCCCAATGCTGAATCTCCTTGTTCGTGTTTGATTAGTTCTGATAGTGAAGGTGAAGTTACATTTTCATAGTTTGCTGATGATAAGTCAGCATTAAGTAATAATGATACTTCACAGTCGTGAGTAATAATCATACCAATCTCGTTTAGTATTAACTGCATTCGATTAATAATCTCTCTCTGACCTAATGATCCAGGTAATCCACTATCTACTGAAGGTGCAAGTCTAATAGTAATAAGAGGTACAGTATCTGTACCAAGATTTACTCCTGTTCCTGTTGCTGCTTCTCCAATAGTAACTGCTGTTCCACTACTTACCGAGAACTCACCTGAAGGTCGTGCGTAATACACTGAGCTTGTACCAAATAAAATGTAGATAAAGAATGTACTACCTGAGTATTCAGTATAGGTTACTTCTTGTCCATTTAACTGTGTACCTGGAGCTGAAAGTTTTACACCTGTTGAGAATTTAGAATCATCAGTTGTTGAAAAAGGTATTCTTACATACCAGTTGTATGTTCTAGAGTTTCTATCATACAATCTTATTGTTTGAGAGCTACTGGTAGTTGTAGCAGATAACGTTTGACCATTCGTAAATGATAATGATTTAGATGATGCAGTAAATAGATACGAATCATCTTGATCAAACTTACCATCCATGATTACAGAAGTACCCCAGTGAAATAATGTTGGTACATAAGTAGGATTACCTGTGTTAAATATTTCATATCTAGCAGGTAAGTTACCTGATCTCATATATGCTTCAGTCAAACGGTTATTATGTAAGAAATGATGCACATATATTACTTTACCTAATCTATCTTTAAATCCAAATCTTACTTTACCAGCACCATACCATGAATAATCCATGTATGCCATTTGAATCTTAGTAAAGTCTAACTCAAATCCAGAAGGACCAGTTCCGTCTGCCTTATCTATATTCCATTGTGATTGAGGTACCCTAACGTCTTCGGTTTTAGTAAGTATAACTCCCTCAGCAGATACTCCTTTATATTGAGGCTGAACTACTAGTTGAGTAGCACTCTTTATTTTTACTACTTTATAAGTTTGACCTCTGATTACAATATCTACTCCTTCATTAAGTTGACCAGTAAAGTTAGATTTATGACCAGTTACTAGATTAGAGTTATAGTTAACAGTAGCAGTTCCTGATATTTGTTGAGTTGATGATCTTCTAACTGCATATAGCTGTTGTCCGTCATATTCATAAAAGAATCCATTTTGAAAGTCAAACATTCCTGCTCTTACTACACTATTTTCCCAACCTTCAATATTAAACTGACCTAATCCTCCAGGAATAGATGTTTGAGGAATACTTCCGCTTAAATCGTAAGAAAAGTTAAACTCATCGACAATATTATCTACTGTTTTTCTTCCATTAAATACATTATCATCTACATCTATTACATTAATAGTATCATTAACATTTAACCTGTGAGGGTATTTAGTTTCTACAAATGCAGTAGAACCGCTAGAGAACAACTGTTGGAATAATACTGGTGGATTAAAGTTAATAGCAAGTGATGTCTGTATACCTTTACCAGATTGGTATCTAAAGTATTTTCTAGTCTGTCTTACTATCTGTGAGAATGGAGCAGTACCTGCTGTAATCTCTACACCACCATCAAATGGTCTGTGTAAGAACGTACCATCTGGTCTAGCATAAAGTTGAGTTTGTACAAAATATTTTGTTTGGTTAGTATCGTAAGGAGATACTGAACCTAGCACCATATTATTATCATCAGCTATAGCAGAGATAGAATAATCAGTTAGACGTGCAGGAGATTCAGATGTATCCTTTATTCTAAAGGTGTCTCCTACTTTAAAATATCTTTTGAATAGTGTATCATCAGAACCTGATACTACGTTAGAGCCACTGTTTAATGTTACTGTTCCTTCTCCTGGGAACTGACCATTCATTGCGTTAACTTCTAATGTATGTGTACCTGAACCTGAGTTGGTTAAGTCTATTACTACTCCAGCAGCTCCTTGTGTTGAAGAAGAAGCAAACCCTATTAATGTTTCATCTCTTACTACAGAGTAATAAGTAGAGCCTGAAACTAGAGGTGGGATAGGAGTATTACCGCCTGGGTTATATACCATTGGTAAACCGCCTATAAGTTTGTGATTTTCTATACCTAGTAAATCTGATGATGCAGTTACAAATGATGCGTCAAACTCTAATGTTCTTTTATTTACTTTAAAAGGAAGCTTTAAGCTTATTTTATCAGATTGAGGGATATTAGATACTGTGTAAGCTCCATCTGAAGCTCCATTTCTACCAATAACAAAGTTAAAATCTGGTAGACCGAAGCTTGTTAAATCCACTTCAATACCTGAGCTAGCATCTTTTAATCTGAATCGATCGTTAGTTACTACCTCAGTTTTGTATGTAGTACCGGATGTTAGCGATGGTTTAGCAAAGTTAGTTTTCCAGTCGGTTACTAAATAATCAATCATGTTGTAGAAACTAGTACTATTGAAAGATGTACCGTTATCAAACATAAAGATAGCGTTGAACTTTACATATTTTCCTTCTTCGTTTCCATAAGTATATCCATATCCAGATGAACTATTGTTAAAGTACCCCTGGTGATATGCTGTACTAGATGTTTGCCAGTTCTCATTCCATAGTACAAGCTCAAACTGACAGTGTCCGTCTCTTCCTCCAGAGTTACTTATATTATAGTATCCTGCAGAATAGAAGTTATCAGCATGACTTCTGCCAGCCCATCTTGAATAATCATTTGGACCGGAGCTGGTATATGTTCTAGTATATAACTCTATTCCACTCCTAGGCAGTACTCTTGATGCCATCATACATACTCCAAAAAACTTAGTAGTCTGATTTGAGTCATATTTAGTACCTTTTGCACTGAATCCTGAACTAGCATTATTAGTTCCTGTAGCTAAATCTACTACTGCATCTCCCCAAGTATAAGTTGAAGCGGCATTGGCTGTACTAGCTCCTCCGTTTTGGTAATGGTAAGTATATAAACCATCATAAAAGAAGTTATTTAACCAAGTGGAGTTTGCAGAGGAGTCCCCATTTTGAATAGGATTTCTAGCATCTGGTCCGTCCATAAGTATATCCTTATGTCCTGATAAGTTAGAAGCAAAGTAAGCTTCTAATGAGTTCTTAAATACTGTCCAGGAGATATCAACGTTACCGGTATCTTTAGAAGAGTTAATAGTTAATCTTCCTGTATCTGTTGTAGGTATTGTTCCTCCAGCCAGTACTGAAAATGTTACTGACTCGTCATCTGATAATCCATGCTCTGCAGAATAAAATGAGTTTGCTGTAGCTTTTTCTACATTAGCTACAAATGTATACTCTCCATCCGCATTCATCATACGGAAGTTATCTCCAGTATCTGCGTTTACTAATCTAAATCTATCTTTAGAAGGTACTTCTACTGTGTAATCTCCATCAGCTACTGACGATGAGTTGCTAAATGAAATCCAACTTGCGTTATGATTACTGTAGTAAATAGAAGATCCAGTGGTTTCTAAATTAACCGTAGTTCCTTCTGATAAACCGTGATTTTCTACATAAAAGGTGTCTTGCTCTTGATCTTGTTCCAGTAGTATATAGAATACGTTTCTGTTGGCTGTGGTGTAAGCATAGTTACTCCATCTAGCACTCCATGAATAGTATATTTGCATGTAACTATTACCGTAGTGACTATAGCTATTAGGATTACATCTACTGTACGGTTTGTACATTGTCCAGTCTTCTAAGAAGTTAGCTTGGTTAGCATGCGTTCCTTCAGGCATTTGACATGTCGAGTTTCTACCAGATGAATAAAATGGTTGAGACATTACATAGGATGTGTAGTTTGAACCTACTGGTGAGAAGAAAGCGATTCCTTCGGGTTGGGTATTACCTATACCCCAGTAGTTACCATTATAATATCCAGCTTCAGCTGTTCTATCCCATCCTGATCCTGTTCCTGTCCAGTATTTTCTAGTAAAGTATCTATTGTTAGGATTATTATATGGTCTATCCATATAGTAAACCTCATAACATAAATGAACACTTCCTTTACCGTGGGTATATGTACCTGCTGATGTAAAGTTTATTGTTGATCCATTATACGTAGTAGATAATGTTATACCTGATGCATCAACAGAAGAAATATAGTACTGTTGAAATCTTTCTAAACCTCCAATAGGAGAGTCTGCCTGTGCAGGTGCATATAAAATACAGTCATTAACTCGTAAGTCACTGTTAGACCAAAGTATTTTATTACTAGAAACATCTACTCCTGATGCCTTAAACTTAAATGAATAAGTAGATTTCATTTGTTTAGTTTCTGTGTTTGAGCCATCTGCTCTTAAAACACTTTGAACTGTATTATCAGGATCTACATATGGAAAACCGTCAGGTGCTGTTGCAGAAGTATTTTCCAGTTGGAGAACTTTTGGAGAAACAGAGTTAACTAAGTAAAAGTTGGATTGAGAAACAAATCCATGTTCGTTTGGTGTTGTTACTGTTACAGTTGATTGAACTGCTTCATCACTTGTTATACCTGCGGTTTTATCAAATGGTATTTGAGAACCAGCATAAAACTGTCCTGGAGTAATAACTGTGTATGTACCGTCTAATCTACCTGTTGATCCTTGACTAGCTCTAGACTTGTAAGTAAATGTAGTATCATCAACTACAGTCTGGATTAAGTATTTACCTTCTGCTGTTTGTGAGTTTAACCCTCTTATATCTAAAGGAGTACCTTGAACTAACCTGTGAGGATTAGTAGTACTAACAGTAATAATATCAGAGTTTGCTTTTGAAGATACTTGAACTACTCCACTAACTCCATAATCAGCATCTGAGATATAGTAGGATGGCACGTTATTAGATAACTCTACTGTTTCCCATTTTGTTGATTGAAGTCCGTATTCAAAGTCAGTATCAATAAGGTTTTCCGGATTTGATACTCTAATCTTACTTACCGGATCTACATATGTCTCATCTAGTGTTATTTCTTGATGATCCTTTTCTATAAAAATTTGCAGTTTAGAACCTGAATCTATACCTAAGGTAGTCAGGTTTTTCTGCATAAAGAATTTAGTGTATTCTGTTACTCTATCAAAAGAGGAGGAAGTTATCCCTGATCCAGATACAGCGAAGTTGTAGAGTATTCTATTATTATCTACATCTGAGATAAGTAATAGTCTTTCAGGTCTAACGTTATTCTCAATGGAAATTGAGTTATTGACTCTGTCTACACTATAGTGATTTACTAACGATTTTGCCATCTTATTATATTATTTTATCCTAATGCTATTGCGAAAGCTGCTGCCAATCCATCTGTTACAAATGTTTGGTCTGCTCCTCCTTGTGTTAAGTTTGTTCTTGCGTTTACTATATTTCCTTCAACCGTTGCAGTTGAAGTCAAAGATCCTGTTACAAATGAATCTTGCATTGATGTAAACCCGTTTCTTAGTACTACTTGATTTGCCATATTTATAAATATTTCAATATTAAAGCAACCTACTTACTGCTTTTACATTCCAGTTGTCAGAAGTAGTAGTTACCTGTAAGAGTACGTTTGCACCGCTTATTGTAGTAGTTAAATCTACATCACCGGTATTTCCTATATCTGCTGTTGATGTATCAGCATATGTTATATTTGTTCCAATCCAAGCAGTCATTACTGTTCCTGCTCTACTATTCGTTCCATCACTTACTACGTAATCAAAAAATGCTGAGGAGTGAGAACCGGTTGTTAATGTCGCTACCGTTTCAGTTCCTGTATCAGCATCTGTGTTTTGATGATAATCATGAGATGCAGAGAGTATATTAAATGTTGAGTTAACTGTTAAGTCTCCGTCTATTGATGTTCCTGCTAGTTGATTTGAGCCAGATATTAGAGTAGGCTTTCCTGTTAGATCAACAAACTCTACTGTACCATCAAATGCTCCTTCGAAAGATCCAGAAAATGACCCAGAGATAACTGAGTTTCCTGTAATGGAAACTTTATTACCTGAGAAAGGCTGGATGGTATTTACTTTTAATATACTCATTTTATATAAATATGTTTAATTTTCTAATATACTCAATACTGAACTGCCACCAATCGTTAATGTCATATTAAGTCCTATTGGTCCAATCAAGTGTGCATTGTAAAAATCTGGTACTACTATATCACTATTAAGAGTTTGTGGGTGCATTAATAGTTCAGAAGAACCGCCTCCTCCACCTCCTCCTGAGCCTGATACTATATGTCCTCCTTTAGCTATTACCACTCTACCTGTTACTGCTTCAGGGAATGTAACTCTGGTTGTCGACAAGCTAGGAGTGCTTATACTTGATGGTATAATCACTTCATCACTATCGTTATATACCTGTACTAATACATTTTTAGTATTAAAGTTATGAGTAGCAAGGTGTGATGTAACATTTGTAAAGTTATCTACTAAAGTAGCAGTTTCAGCAATCGTTGCTGTTACACCTGTTAATCCAGAACCATCACCAACGAATCCTCCTTCAGTTACAGTTAGTGAACCAGTTATTACAGCTGATCCGCTAAATGGAAATCCTGCTCCACTACCTCCAGCTGCTGCATTTAATGCGTAGGAAGCTGTTAATGCATAAGATGCAGTAGAATCTACTTGCATTGGACTTGAAGAACCTGATTGATGTATTAATAAACTTCCTGAATGCTGTCTTAATATTATAGATGTATCTGTTGTTTTTCCAACATGCAGTTCATCTAATATAAGGTTTGTTCTTTGATTAGTATGGTTTCTTAGTTCAAGATTCTGGTTACCAGTTGAAGAAAGTCTTGTAGCACCTAAGTAGATAGTTGATCCACTTAAGTATAAATCATTCCATCTTTTTGTAGGAGATCCTAAATCAAATACTTCTGTTATAGAAGGTAGTATGCTACCGCTAATATTATATATTGCGTCAGATGAAGATACAATACCATTAGGTACATTAGTTAGGTTGTTAAAGTTTCTATAATATGTACCAGGTTGACCTCCAAGATTTGCTGCATTGTCAACTGAGCTTGAAACTATATGTCCTGCTTTACCTATTACTACATTTCCAGATTTAGGTGAACTAAATCCTATTACTGCTGTATTTAAATCAGTAAGTTCTATAGATTGAGGAATGATTACAAAATCATTTTCATCATAAACTTGTACTACTACATTTTTAGTATTAAAGTTATGTGTAGCTGTGTGGGAAGTAGCATTAGTAAAAGTATCTGCAAAAGATGCTAACTCTGATACTTCTTGAGTACCGGATACTATATGTCCTCCTTTAGCTATAACTATATGCCCAGAAGTAGTGGATGCAAAATCAACTGTTACGTTATTAGTATCCGTTAATCTTATTCGAGCTGGTATTACTTGATCATAGTTAAAATCATAAACAGATACTAAAATATTTCTAGTATCGAATCCATGGTATACATTAGTACTTATTGAACTAGTAAAGGTAGAAGTTACTGTAACTGATTGAGCAAAAGTTAATCCTGTAAGTTCTGAACCATCTCCTACAAACTTAGATGCAGTTAATGGACCTATTACATTTAAAGAACCTGTAATGATAGCAGATCCTGTATAAGGAAATCCATCAGCAGATTGTGAAATAAATCCTAATGCTGTTATTTGCCCAGAAGATGAAACGATACCATCAATATCGAACAAGTTATCTATTTGAGCTGAGCTTGATATTACTCCTTCAGGTAGATTAGCTGCATCTCCTTGAACAAGTACGTGTTTCCAGGATGAACCTGTATAAAAAAGTATTTTATTACGGTCTGAGTTGAATATTAGATCACCATTCTGAGATGTCAAAGATGATGTCTGAGCATTGGTAAATGCATTCAGTCTCATTGACAGTCCTTTAAAAATAGCTGCTTCTGAACCGCTAAATATTATACTATTAGCTGATGTTAAAGTAGGAGTTCCTGTACCGTTCTTAGCTATATAAGAGTTAGCAGTAACGCTACCTGAAACTAAGACTGAACCTGTTACAGTTAAAGAACCTGATATTAAAGCTGAGCCTGTGTAAGGAAAGCCGTCGGCTGTTGGTATATTAGTTAATGCAGATCCATCTCCTTTAAAATAAGAAGCGGTTACAGCATTAGTTACATTAAGATTATTGAGAGCGGCGTCAGAACCACTAACAATCAGTTTTTTCCAGTTCGGCATGTCTACTTTATTACGGTTGGTTACAGGTTTGCCTGCCCACTTCCCTTTCAGGCCAATAATATACTCTTATAAATAGGGAAAGGGCTTAAAGCCCAATCTAACTATTTTATTTTTTCTAACATGGAGTTTAACTTAACCCATACTACATAAAATCTTTCGAACTCATGACCTTTATATTGTGAATCTCTTAAGTGATTAAGTATAAACTCAAGTTCAGCTTTGGTAAGATTGCTTTTAGAAATGGATTTGTTTACTATAATGTCTTTGGCGTCATCGCCTTTTAAAACTTTTTTGGCCGTAACTGGCATATAACTATTATTTTATGAGTAAATGAAAATATTACCTGTGTTATCTACTTTTATGTTACCGTTTTTCTGGTAATACGCTTCATCTATGTGGTTTATATCATTTTCATCTACTACTACAGAGATATGAGCTTCACTATTAGCTGATCCTGTGGTTGCAGCAATGTTTTTATTAACACCCCATCTTAAATCAGTAGCATCGAATAAAAATGCATCTCCTGCACCTGATCCTTGGTCTACAACAAGTCCTGCTGTGTCAGGATCAGTTGAACCTGAGTTAAGAAGGATATACTTGTCTTTTATTTCAGTATTTGTGGTGTTTAAGTAAGCTAATGTACCGTTTACTGTAAGATTACCGTCTATTTCAGCATCTCCTGATAAGCTTAAACTGTTAAACGTTACATCATCGGTGGTTTGTAGACCTAAATCAATATTTGAACCAGAAACCCCGTTAGTTACTAATACAGCTTGACCTTGAGCGTTAGAAGTTAATACAGAACTTGAAACTATGCTCGATCCTAAGTTATAAGTAACTTTATTGTTAGTTACTGTAGCTGATAAGTTATTACCACCTTCAAACTTGAGAGAATCTGTTTTTAAATCGATAGTATCACCGCCTCCTGTGGCGCCTGATCCGCTAAAGGTTAGATTAGTTACTAATCCTGTTAACTGAGAGCCGTCTCCTATAAAAGAACCTGAAAAAGATCCACTAAAGTTACCGAATGCACCGTCTGTAGCAACAATATTACCAATACCTGCTATAGGTGTGGTTGTTAAGTTGCCTGATGCTCCAGTTACTACACCGGACGAAAGAGAGTCTACTTGTAAGTTGGCTAGGTTAGCCGAAGACCCTGATACTATTATCTTTTTCCAAGTTGCCATGCTAAAATACTGTTATGTTAATAAATATGTCAGTTTATTCGTTTACTCCTAGGTATAGATTATAATCATTACCATAATACATACCTCCTTCTACTGGGGTTGGAGTAGAGCTTTGTGATATAAGTTGGAATACTCCTTCACTATTAACTTTTACTTTTTCTTCTCCGTTTATATCAATAGAAAAATACTTCGAAACCCCATCTAACTGTAGGTTAAACGAACCTGTAACTTCAAGGTCTGAGTTTTGTAATGTAAGTGATCCAGTTATACCTACTGATCCTGTTATACTGTGTATATTTAAGAGATCAGAACCTATAATAGATGAACCAGATAGTTCATTACCGGTGGAGATCTCTTTCCATCCTGTTGCATTACCTTGATTTGCTGCATCAACTAGTACATAATAGCGATTAGTATCCTTTTCATATACAGTTAACCCTTCATATACATTAGCTGAAGATAAAGCATAACGAGCGGCAACGTTTTCAACGCTAAACCTTGCATCTGCTGGTTCGTTGTTCGTTATATTAAACCCGCCTGGTAGTATTATTGCCATATCTTATGTTAAATCATATGTTATACTACTTCCGGCTCCACCGGCTTGTAGTGTATTTGTTTTATATACCTTGTATTGACCTATAGTTGTTACACTAAACTGTCCTAGTACCCCAAAACCGCTAGTAGTAATGTTGGATAAGTTACTTCTTGAACTATCATATACTATATAGTGAAACTTATCTCCAGACCATGCTATAGTTACACTATCTCCACTTGGATTAGTGTTGCCTTTATCAATAGTGCCTACATCTCCACCTATAGTGTTATCCCAAAAAGCTAAATCTGATAGTTGACTTGTATTAAACGTAGTTAAAGTACTTGCTCCAAACCTTACACTTCTTATTTTACTGTATGTATTAGTTCTTGTACGTGTAGTACTAGTGTCAGGTGAGTTTTGACCTGATGGAGAATCATAATATGCAGTAGCTGTTATAGATATAGATGATGATCCTGTTAATGCACCAGTAATATTATAAGGACTTGTTAGATTTGTTTCAGTTCTATCAAGCTCCCATTGGTTACTTGTACCAGATGATGATGAAGTAAATGTAATACTACCTGTAGCTCCTTGTTCTATTTGATTTGAACTATATCCTAACTGTACTGATGGTGTAGATGTTAGTGAAGGTTGTGCAGGATTAGTTTTTGATAGTGTTCCAGTAACAGTATCACTGTTTGTATATATAGAGTTATCTAAAGGCGAACTAGCTGTATAGATTAGTTTGTAAGTATGACTACCTATTGATGAAGTTGGTAAGGATATTGATGTTCCTGTATTAACTTCTGATAGTAGTACATTGCCTTCGTATATAGATGCAGTATGTATAATGTATCCTCCGTTATTCCATGTAGCATTTACATTATATGAATCGGATGTTTGATTAAATCTATCGGTATCAAACCCAGATAATGCTATATTAATAGAAGAAGGTTGTGCAGGTGTACCAAAAGTAAGTGTTAGCCTACCGCTATTGTAAGTAGCAGCAACATCTGCATCATAATCATTGATTTTTATCTCTTTTAAGTTAAGATCACTACTAGTTACATAAGTCATAGCTCCTGCTCCTGATATTTCAGTAGCTATTTGGGCTGATGATGATAAGATACCGCCTGGTATTTCTTCTAACTGACTATATTTACTACCAGTAATGAATCCTAAATCGGATATCTGTGCTGATCTTGATACAATACCTGTTATACTTGAAGATAAAAACCCTAAAGCATCGATTTGAGCTGAACTACTTATTAGAGCTTTACTTTCTATAGTAGTTAATCTTGTATCTAATAAAGAAGATGATATATTTTCAAGTGAAGAAGAAGTTTCTAATAAGGAAACTCTACTTTCTACTGATCCAGTAAATATATTTAATGAACCTGATACATCATTAAGGTTAGCTATGTACTGATTAGTAGAACCTGTCCATTCTGATATAGATGCTGTCCATAAAGTAATAGCTCCAAACTTAACTTGATCTGCTCCTTGACCAGATTCTAATGTAGTTATACGTAATCCTACATCACTACCATTTAATATTAAGTTAGAACCTGATATTTTAACAGATCCAGTGATTGTAAGTGCATTAGGATGGGGTACTACACTAGAAGCGAATACACCATCTTTGCTAAATACTAACGATCCCGATAAAATACTATCAAATCTACCTGCCATCTTATATATCGTTTATATTTCCAGTGGTTTCAGTAGTTACTTTAACTGCTGCTTTAGAATAATGCTTTTTTGTATTGTGAGCTTGTGCATTTATAGCATCTGTTACTATATGACCAAGTAGATTTATATTAAAGTTAGTCTTAACTAGTCTATCATTACCTTGAACTATCTCAGTAGCAGTTGTATAGTTATCAATCATAGCTCTAAATCTAAACTTAGATGGATTTCCCCAGTAAGAATCAGAAGCAAAGTTAATACCTTCTATGATTTTATTGTTTTGTTCCATATAATCAGTATAAATAATACAACTATACACTATATTTACATAATCTGGTATAGCTACTGCATAGTATTCTTTAACAGGTTCTCTGTTATTCAATACATCAAACTTATCATATGAGTTTTTTCTTGAAAACTTCTTTTGAAATACTCCAAAGTGCACTGGTTTATTGCCATCTAGCTTATTTCCTAGGTTTCTATTGCGTTCTAGACTATCTCTCCTAAATACTATGAGAGGTGCTTGCATTTTACCGTTTTTATCACGGTAATACCCGTCTTTCTGCATAGCTGCCCACCTTTCAGGTGAACCATACACAATAGGAACGTTTATTACTTTACCATTCTGTGTAACAGAGGGTTTTAATACTTCATTAAAGTAGTAAAAGATAGCTTCATCAATATCTTTTATACCAATAGTAAGATTCTCAACGTTATCATTACGATTTAACTGGTAAGCTCTATTATTTGTAGTAGATGTGCTTAAACCTAAGCTTTCGTTAGATAGTTGCTCTTGAGATTTAGGAGTTGGAGTGTTTTCTGCCATATTATCTTACTTCTGTTATGCCAACTCTGTCGGCTCTTGTTAAATGACAATCTAAAATAATAGAAAGTGAAGAACCAAACCCGTTACCATAAGAAGCAAGGTTATAACTCTTATCTCTACCTAAGAGAAGTTGATTTTCTCTAACTGTATCAACTTCATAGAAGTCATTATGCCATTGAACTATATCTCCTACTTCAGGAACTACACTAGTATCTACTAAATCAGGTCTTAAAAAGGCAAATGATGCTTCTCTACCTAAATCTGGTCCGAAGTCATCAATATCTATCACTTGATCACCTCTAGTTATTAAACAGTTTAGTTTTACAGCTGCCCAATAAGATTTCTGTAGTGATTCTCCATATAAGTTAACGTCTAAGTCTTCTAAACTTAACTTATGGTAAAGAATCTCTTGTTCTACTATATCTTTTAGTAGTTCTCTGTTAATATTAACGAGTAAATCGAAGTCTCTTCCTGATCCAAATAACATATTAGTATTCTCCTGGTCTTTTCATACGTTCAACTGAGTTTGCAGCTACTTTAAACGCATTTATTTCTACATACTTACTCATTGCATTCTGTTTCAATGATATAAATGCTTCTGATGATGGTTTAGTTGTGATTAGTTTAACTTTAAAAATATACTTATTAGCTACATCATCCGATCCTGCTATAGTGCAGGTAGTAACACCAGGAAGAGCTCTAATAAGGTCAGCTAGTACCGAAGGACTAGTATCTCTACTCACAACTTGTACCATAGCACGGTAAGGTGTGTATATAGCCTCTCCTAATATGATATCTTTTAACTTCATTATCCTACGTATATTGTCATAGGCACATCGCCTAAGGTTTTCTTTAAGTTTTCTCCTTCATTAGCTTTTCTTTCTAACTGAGCTTGTCTAGATGTTTGATCTAGCATCTCTTTTAGTTGAGTAAGTAATGATTCTTTTTCTGATCTTGCATCAGTTAATAGGTCTGCTTGGTTTAATGTAGCTTCTGATCCAGGTACCGGTACTGTTTGGTACTTTCCTCTTACATATGCTAATAGTTCTTTAGCTAATGCTAAAGTATACCTAAATACCCATTGTCTACCTACACTGTTTATTTGATTATAGCTAGGATTATTATATGGTACTTCAGCAACATTTGTTACTAATCCTGTTCCATTTAGATAACTAGCTGCTTTCTTTTCATTTACTTTATAATATTCAAACCTTAAGTTGTAGTTTTGTTTAGGTATTGGAAATATTTTAAGTTTATTATTTACAAGTTCGAATGTATATGCTGATCTTCTTATTTGATCATTAAACTCTATTGCTTGTACTTTAAGTAGGTCATATGATGCTGGCATTAATAAGAAGTTAACTCCAGGACTAAATGAACCGAAGTCAAAAGCATCCATTAACGATTGTACACCTGTACCTGTTCCTGCATAAGGATCAAAGTACCTTAATATAGCAGGTGGTGATTCATAAAATACTTTTCTTACTTCTATACTACCATCAACTCCTTCAGCTGTTGCCCATGCATCTAAATCGTATTCCTGTTTAGACATAGTTACTGAAAGAGAGCCTGTATGTCTAGTTACGAATCCTCCTACTTCTGCTTCAGTTCCGTAGTTTTTACCAATATTAACAACTCTATCTAATGTAGGGTTAATTATTTTATTATTAGCCGATCCTGCAGTACTATCGCTACCTTCTAATGATAGGTAGTTTTCTCTAATCTTATATTGAAATACTTCATTTCCGTAAGTTGTAACTGCCTCTTCAAAACAGGCAAAAAAGTTCTGATCTTGAAGCTCTACATCCATTAAAGGAAAACCTAAACGAGTACCACAAAACTTTGCTACCTTAGTTGCATCAGTTTGAAAATCAGCATCGCTATCATAAAATCCGAAGGGGGTTGAGCTACCAGAAGTAAAAGTAGCTGATCCATCCCATATAGTTACACTTGCCATTTATTACAGTTTTATATAAATAGCCAAAAAAAAAGAGGGCCGAAGCCCTCTCTTTATTATTATTCTAAGTTAATCTTAGATCTGAGATAAGTCTGAGATAAAGATTTTTCCGTAGAATTCTGGTCTGATCATCTTCTTAGCGTAACGAGTCATTAAACCTTTTCTAGGAGTGAAGGTTTCTGGATCGTATACTAGAGGAGTCATCATTAATGGTACGTAAGGTGCATATACAGCTCCTGTTTCTAGGAACTGGCTTCCTCTAAATCCTAATAACAAGATGTTCTCTGTCATGTAAGGATTTTTGTACACTTTAAAGCGGTTAGCTAAGCTACCTACTCTTTGTACGCCCATGTTAAACTCTGCCTGATCTCCATCAGTTGCAGCAGCATATCCTGGAATAGATTCTAAGATAGTAGCTACGTTAGGTGAAGTTACGATAAAGTTTGCTCCACCTCTCAATGTCTTCTGGTGGATTTTGTTAGATACTTTTTGAACTTTAGTTCCTAGTGTTTGGAACCACTGTCCTTGAGTATTGTAGAAATCAGAAGTAGAAGTAGTCCAATCTGAACCTCCCCATACTTTGTTATTCTCAGCTGACCACTTATCTGTAGTTCTTGCTTGAGAGATCAACATATCAAGAATCTCTAGATCGATTTCCATTGAGATATATTCACTTAATAGTGAAGTTAACTCAGCTTCAGCATCGATAGAGTGATATGCGTTAAGATCTTGAGCAAATTCTGGAGTCCATTGTGCCTTTAACTTACGTGTTTTGGCAACAATTGCTTCAGAAGCAAGTTTAACGTCGATTTCTGGTATAGTGATTGATGTATCAACAGCAGCACCTGAAGAAGCTTCAAAGTCTCCTCTGTCGTTGTCTACTGGTTGCTTGTGATAGTTGATTACAGGAGTAGCAGAGTTTGCTAGGTGAGTTCCTGTACCATATTGTACAAATACGATATTAGAACCGACTACTTTAGTATACTGAGGTAAAACAGTAGTACCTACTAATCTAAACGCTCTAACGCCTAGTTCATCAAATCCTGGGATCTCAGAAGTAGCAATAGTTACTGTTTCTAAAGTCTGTCCTGCAATGTTTGCTACTGCATCAGTGTCATAGTTTACAGATGCAGATGTAGCAGTTGCTACAGCAGCAGCAGTTCCTCCAGCAGAGGCTACTTGGTTGATTGAGTAACCAAACTGTCCAGCGCCATAAAGACCACCAGCTACGTCAGTATCTACTCCCATCTTTACAGATGCAGATGATACGTTACCGTATAGGTTTTCTCCGTCACCTCTACCATTGGTAGCAGTTCCGTATTTAAAGTCTAGATAAAATACTAGACCTGAAGGTAAGTTCATTGGTTGTACAGATACAAAGTCCTGTGCAACGATTTGTGCGAATACTTTACGTACTAATGGTAAAGCTACGCCAGCCCATTGTTCTCCTCCGCCAGCAGAAAAGCTTCCTCCGCCTACGTTTGTTGAGTTAGCTTCTGCTACGATTTGTTTTGCTTGGTTCTCAAGGATCATCGCCATATTTGACTGATATCTTTCGTCCTCGATTCCCTCTAGCAAACCTGATGCAGACCACTTCTCAGCCAAACGAGCTGCGTCAGCTTGCATGCTTTTGTAGTTGTTTGAGCTTTCTAAAAGATTGTTAATTTCCATGTCTTTAAAAAATGTTTATTTAATTATTCCAGCTAATTTTTGCATTCTACGAACAGTATCGGAAACTTCATTGATTACTTCTGGTTTAGTAGCAGTAGTCCCTGTAGCTTTAGACGCCATTCCTTTTACTTTTGATTCTGTAACTGTTTCTTTTTTGCTTGTTACAACATTCTCAGAAACTGTTTCAAAAACAAGTTTTACTTCTTTTACTGTTTCGGCTTTATCGAAAGCAGCAATAATGTTAACTTTTTGAGACTCACTTAAGTTGTTAGCCTTAAAGATTTTGTTAACATATAAAAGTTTTGAGTTTAGAAGATTAGTTTCGTGTAGATCTTTCTTAAGTTGCTCGATTGTTTCGAGTGCTTCAGTAAGTTCTTCTTCGTTAACTACTCTATTGATGTTAGTACCTTGAGCTTGAGAATCAGCTGTATCTTGGACATCAGTTGAGTTAGCAGTTGATACTTCCTCTACTTTGTCTTCGTCATCTTCTTCTTTTGCTTCGTCTACATCTTTTTCTTTATCATCACCTTCAGCTACTGTAGCTTCTAGTTCTGCAAGTAGTTCGTCAAGATCGATTTCTTCTTCGTCTTCTCCTGGTACTTCCATGTCGTCAGCTGGCTCTTCGATAGGAGCTTCGTCGCCCATACCTTCGATGTCACCGCCATCCATATCTGCACCCATTTCTTCTTCGCCGCCGCCCATTTCTTGAGCTATGATGTCTCTGATCATATCCTTAAACTGATCAACAGTTAAGTCTCCTAGATCTTCGTCACCATTAACAGCGTCTTCGTCTTCGGCTTCTTCGCCGTCAACTTCGATTTCCTCAGCGTCGTCTTCAGATTCTTCTGAATCATCCTCTGCTTCGTCTTCTTCAGCTTCAGCCATCTCTGGAGCTACTGTTAGATCTTCAGCTACTGCTTCTTCTTTTTTGTCTTTATCCATTCCTTCTTCGACTTCATCTTCTTCGACTTCGTTAACTACTTCTTCTACTTCATCGGATTTATCTTCCATTTCTTGTAGTTTAGAAGCTAACATGTCTTTAAGATGAGGTGTTAAAGTCTCTTCTAAAGCTTCTTTAGCGTTAGCAATAGCGGCTTCCCTTACAGATTTTGCTTCAGCAATAGCTTGCTTGAATAAATCTTTGTTTGCCATTATAAAAAATTTGTGTGATTTCTACGATTATTAATCAATCGTAATAGAAAGTTTATATGTTCTTAATACAGTACTTGACTGCATATTCATATATAAATATATAGTAAACAAAAAAACCTGACAAAAAGTCAGGCTTAAGTGTAGCGGTGTTAGATTTCCTTATGAATCTAGTATGTCTTTGATTTCGTTTTTGAAAGCTGCTTCTTTAGTAAGCTTTGTTTCTTCAACTCCTTCTTCGTAGCCTCTTCCTTTTTCTCTAGCTGTTTGTTTAGCTGATGAGAAGTCTTTTGAGAAGCTTTTCCATGCTCTGCAGATCTTATTATCTGGATTTGCATCACAGTAATCTGATGCTTTTAGTTTTGCTGCAACAGCTCCACCTATTCCTCCTACATATGATGCTAACATTGCGATTTGAGTAGGATCTAAGTTTTGAATAAGGTCTACTAAATCAGTAGCAGCTTGCTCGTCTAGTTGCTCTTCTTCAGAAACTTCAATAGAGTCTTCGTTTTTCTTTCTTTTACCGTGATGATGCTCTTCAAGTGATTTAATATCTAGTTCATTTACTGGGATATTTTTCTGTACACCACCTTCTTTAAAAAATACATCATAGTGAGTTACTTCGTGCTTACCGGTTTCAGTATTCTCTACTAAAGTATGCTCTCCTGCGATACATACTCCATATCCGTATGTTTCATGCACTACATGTGCTGCACAATCATGATCGAATCCTGGTCCGGCTTCGTCCATTTTATCTTCTTTTCCTTTTTTACCTTCCGCTATAAAGGATCTTAAATCAAAGTTTGTATATTTACTCATGGTAATCTTTTTTTGTTTATATATAAATATGTTAGTTTTCTAATAAATGTTAT